TCGAGCGCTGCTCAGGGTGTTGGGAAAAGCGTGCCGGAAGCCTCCTTAGTGGGGGGGGTAGGGTGACAAAAGAAAGAGGTTGAGTCGCTGTGGTCGCTTTTGAGGCACTTTGCAACCAGCCTCCAAACCACTAACCAATCTCTCAGCTCTCAAAAACCTCTCATAGCTACCCAACCTCTTGAAAACTTCCATTTCATCAGGCTTCGAGCGTCATAGAGGTTTCATCTTACTCACCCGCTACTTGTCCAACCTGTGGCTAAATCATCCCCTGTTTCGCGTTTTTGATATGCGAAGTGCCTAGAGGTTCGAGAGGTCGCACAGATAAAACCCTTCAAATAACAGGAGGTCCGGAGGGCGCGGGAGGCGGAGGAATCGAGCGCCGCTGCGCGGCGAAGCTCCCGCCTTTCACGGGATGCGCAGACAAGAGGCGGCCGCACTGCGGCTGGCAGCCTGGTCACCTATGCGACGACCTTTAGACCGCCGCAGTGCTCACGTGTGAGCCCCTCAACCTCACTTCACCTTCTCGACGGAATACCTCGCTGGCGACACGCCGGCGAGATGAGTGAGCCGGTAGAGCTGGCCGGAGCTGCTCTTAAAGTCCAGCTCGTGCAGCCTGGTCTTCAGTTCGTTACCGAAGCTGCTTCGCGTCTTCGGTGACAGCCACTCGCTCGCCGAGCGTTCCCGCTTGGCTTGGTCATCGCTCGACATCGCGGGCTCAGCATCAAAGTCAGGCACATCGGCCGCCGGTTCATGGCTCGTCGGCACGATGTATTTCCAGCCTCCGGCCTTGCCCTCGGTCTGCATGACCGATTCGATGTCTTTTTCGGGCCAGAGCTTGTGCGTGGCCACCGCATGACGACGAGCCACACCAGCGAACTGCGCCACGGTGATCTCAAAGGCCGCGCGCATCTCACCATCCGCTCCGGGGCCGAATTCATCCAGCGCAAAGGCCACCAGCTTGCGGATCTCGGTGGTCTCCTTGTCGCCGATGTTCTCATTCTGCGGCTCCAGAAGGCAGTTCCACTCTTGCTCAGCACCCTTGCGGCCCGCATGCAGCACGATCGCAGGCACCACGAGACTCCACTGGTTGAACGAGCCCAGCTCCTTGAACGGCCACTTCGGCCGTCCATCCGCATCCCACTCGCGGATCAGCGCCCACACGGCCGCCAGGCCGCGCTTGCGGTTCTCGACGTTGGCAAAAAACTTCGCATCCAGCTTCTCCACACTGTCAGGCAACTCGCGATCCTTCCCCGTCGTGCGATTCAAAAGGTCCGCCAGCAGCGTGCGACGTTGAAGGTCAGCGCTCAGCGTCACGTTGTTGCCCGTCCCCAACGTCACGGCACGCAGCACCACCTGGCCTTCATCATTGCCACCCAGCTTGCGGAATTCCTTCTCCGCATTCGTCAGCCATTCATCGAGCAGCACCGTCTCCACGACTTGACCCTTCCAGTTCACGTTGTCGAAGAACACATACGGATTGCCTCGCAGCGCCGCCGTATTGAGCAGCTCCTGCAGCTTTTCCTCCGCATCCGGCAGCAGCGGCCGCGTCCGCATCGAGCCATGCACCAGCCAAGTCACATAGCTCGCCAGCGTCGTCTTGCCGCTCTCCTGGATGTTCGCGTTGTAGAAAAACATCGGCGCTTTGCCCGGATAAATCCCACGGCCAAACATCGTCACCATCGCCGCCAGATGGATCGAGAAATCACGCTCCGCATCACGCCATCCAAACCATCGAAACAGGTTCCAGAGGTAACTCACCGCGTCATCAAACGGCATGTCCTCCGCGTAGCTCACGCCGGATCGACACGTGTAGATCCCGCTCGCCGGATCAAAGCCCGGCTGCAGCAGCCGCAGGCGTGGCAGGCCCCGCTCATCCAGCACGTCATCGATCACCGGCATCTTGATCGGATTCACCCCGCGCAGCTCCGGCAGCGACAGCCGCAGCACATCGCTCTCCAGGATCGTCTCCGCCTGGTCCTTCGTCAGCCCGCCCTTGATCGCCTTCAGCACATCGCGGCCCTCGCGATCCTTCTCCTCCGTTTTCAGCCAGCGCTCCACCGGATACACGCCCCGCGTGATCGGCAGCCAGGTGCGAAAACGCTTCGGCTTCATCTCCTCTCGCGCTCCTTCCTGTTCATCGACTGTCACGATGTCGCGCTGCCACCTGTATAAGCCCCACCTGCCATCCTTCGACGCCAGCAAGTTCGCCACCTCACGCGCCAGGTCATCCGGCGGCAGCTTCAAATTCAGCGTCGGAGCGATCTGCGCCGCCTCATCCGGTCTCGTCACCCCCGCCGTATCAAACATCGGACCCAGCCGGGCCGCGATGTCTTGCAAAGCGGGATCGACAGGTGCAGCACCCGCCGGCGGCGGTGTGGCGTTCGTAGTGGCAGGCTCACTCATTCCGCGTGCCCTCCTCTTCCACCGTCCCCGTCACTCCGGTCACTCCGGTCATTGAGGTCACCTCGCCCCCTTCCTCATTCCCCATCACCACCTTCGGCCCCACCATCTCGATCAGCGGCACCCCGCCCGGATCAGGCCGCGGATTGAGGTAGAGGAGCTTTTGCAGCCTCTCACCCCGCTTGCATCCCGGCAGCCGCGTCAGTTGCACCGCCTTCATCGCCGCCGGATCAGCCCCCAGCTTAGAAAACAGCGGCCCCAGGAGCCGCTTGGTGGCATCGAATCGCTCCTTCGTATCACAGGGCAGCCACACTAGCGCATGCGTGCTCTTCCCGCCGCTCGTGTAGATCGCCTTGATCGGCAGCGGCAGCTTCGCCAGAAACCCCAGCCACAGCAGCTCAAACTCCGCCAGCAGCGCCGGGTCCTTCTTCACCTCATCCACCGGATCAGCCTCCAGCACCAGGTGCTTCCACTTCACCACCGATTCCTCGGAGCGACGGCTCAGCTTCGGCTTCTTCGTATGCGGATCGATCTCGCGAGGGTTCGGCATCCACTTCCCGTTCACCGGTTGCGACAGATACCAAACCCCATCCGGGCCGCCCTTCGGCAGCACCACCGGCTCCACCTTCCCGCCGTAGAGCTTCACCTCACGCTGCGCCGGGATGCCCGCACGCGACGCCAGCAGATACGCACGCCCCCGCCACCACATATACTGCCCCTGCGAGCCAAACTTCGTGAAGACAAGCACCATGTCCTCGCGATCAAACACCGCGTTCAGAAAATCCGCCGTCGAGCACGTCTTTACATCCACCGGCGATCTCGCCGCCAGCCAGGCCTCATCCACACGCACCCCCGCCGGCTGCATCGCCCGCAGCGCATCCAGATCAAACGGCAGCCGCCACTTCGCCTCATACTTCGGCGCTTGATGCTCCAGACTCATCTCCCGCTGGCCCGATGACCCCGCCGCACTTCGCGATCCCATGCCCGGCTTCCAGTAGCCCTTCTCGCGGCAGATCTTCCGATACAGCCAGCCCTTCGGATACCGACTCGAAGTCGCACGCGCACCGCTCAGCTTATGCAGCAGCTCCGCCTCCGTCCACGGTGGCAGGCACTTCGTCGCGTTGTAGATCCCCAGCACGCTCATCAGGTCAGCGTCACCCAGGTCAAAGCCATGCAGCAACGTGCAGACCGTCTTGAAGGTCGTGTCATGTCCACCCTTCTTGCTCTCCGCGATCTCCGCCTCATCACGCACCCACACCTCCGCCAGTTCGATCTGCGAAGGCATCGGCGTTCCTGATGGTTGGGAGTCAGGCATGGTCAAAAAAGTCGTTCGTCGTTCAGTCGTTCGTTGTTCACACTTCAGCGTGCCTCACAGCATCTCAAACAGCACCCCCTGCCGCGTCGCATTCGCCAAGTTCTCACACGCCGTCTTGAAGTAGCTCTCCTTCAGCTCCGCGCCGATGAATCGACGCCCCATTTGCAGGGCGCAGTAGCCCTCGCTGCCGATGCCAGCAAAGGGCGAAAAGATCACATCATCTTCCGCACTCCACAGCGTCAGCGCACGCTCGATCACATCCAGTTGCAGCGGGCAGATGTGGCGCTCGTCCTTCGACTCACTCGCCTCGCGGCCATTTAGCACGCGCCCTTGATCCACCGTCATCCACACCGGGCTCGCCAGTTCCTGCCAGCGACCCAGCGGCAGCGACTCCACCGTGTGCGTGATTGGCTTCGGATTCACTCCCGGCTTGCGAAAGACCAGCAGATAGTCCGCACTGCCCACCCGGCTCTTGCTGCTATCCGTGCGCAGCGTCTTGTAGAGCAGCCCGTGCGCCTTCGTGCGCTGCATTTCCGTCACCGGATCTTTCCAGATGCACACCCGCGAATGCAGCAGCCATCCCCGATCTCGAAACGCACTCGCGATCGCACCCGAGAAGTCCTTGAACTCGATGTCGCCATCCTTCCACTTCGTCGCCAGCAGATCACAGCAATGCACCGCGCACTCACGGCCCGGCATCGTGATCCGCATCAGCTCATCGATCAGGTAGCCAAACTGCTCCATGAATCCCTCCATGTCCTTGCAGTTGCCCATGTCCTGCACGTCCGATGAATAAGTGAACAAATCCGCGAAGGGCGGCGAAAACACCGCCATCCCCACGCTGTTATCCGCAAGTGTTTTCGCCACGCGCACGCAGTCGCCGTGATACATCGTCCAGTTGTCGCCGATTCGTTGTTTGATCTCCGTGTTCATGATCGTGATATTTGATTGCCCTGCCAAACTCTCCTTCGTGAAGCGCATCAGCTCGCGCATCGTGTTGTGCTGCTCCGTCTTCCGCATGATCGCTGCCATCACGCCATCCTCTGTGTCCGCCTGCACGATGTAACGGCGCACCGTCCGCTGCTGCCCAAAGCGATGGATGCGCTTCCCCGCCTGATAAAAACGCTCATAGCTGTGAGTCATCCCCACGTAGATGTCGTGGCAGCAGTGCTGCCAGTTCAGTCCGAAACCCGCGATGCTCGGCTTCGTCACGATCACCCGCGCCTGCCCCGTTTGGAAAAGGTGCATCTTTCGCTCCTTGTGCTCCGGCTTGTCCGATCCCGTCACCTCCACCGCATCAGGGATCGCCAGCGCCAGATCGTTGCTCTCCTCATTGCTCTCCGTCCACACGATGAACTGCTCCGCCGTCGCATTCACGATCTTCGCCGCGGCCTCCACCCGCTCCTTCATCGTCCGGCGCATCTCCTTGTGCAGATTCGTCGCAGACGTGTTCGCCGTGCGGAAAAGCTCAAACCCATCATCCGCCCGCTGATCCACATGCACCGTCACGATCTGCGTCTCGATCGGTGGCAGTTCATATCCCTCATCACTGAATCCCAAATCGCTCGGCTTGCTCACGCATGCCGCCCATGACGAAACCCACCGCCAAAACGCCTCTTCGCTGTGACCCTTCAGCCTCCACGTTCCCGTGTCGAAGGTGTCGTTGATGAAATACGTCGCCAGCATCTCCGCCGGTTTACAGATGCCCAAGAAGTCCGCGTGCTGGCCCAGCTCCGTAAAATCATTCGGTGCAGGCGTCGCCGTGCAGCACAGCCGAAACCGCGTGCCCTCAAACCGCTTCGCCAACAGTTGCCGCGTTTTACCCGTGAACGACTTTAGGATGCTCGATTCATCCAGCACCACGCCGCCAAACGCCACCTCATCAAACTTCTCCAGCCGTTCGTAGTTCGTGATATAGATGCCCGCGCCCTGCACATCCTCCGGCTCGCGCACGTGGCGGATCGTAATGCCAAACTTCTGCCCCTCCGCCACCGTCTGCTCTGCCACCGCCAGCGGGCACAGGATCAGCACCGGCATCTGCACATGCTCCGCCACCTGCCGCGCCCACTCCATCTGTTGCAGCGTCTTGCCCAGCCCGCAGTCTTCAAACAAAGCCGCGCGCCCCTGCTTTAAAGCCCACCGCACCACCATCTTCTGCCACTCAAACAGCGGCGCATGGATCTCCATCGGCTCAAAACCCGCCGCCTCTACCGGCCGGATCTTGCCCCGCACAAACTCCTCATATTTTAGCTTTCGATCACTCATAAAAATCTTCGTTTCAGGTTCCCCATTCGTCATTCCTCCTTCTGGTTTCGTCATTCCGCGCTCCGCGCGGTCACTTCGCCAGCCCCGCCTTCCGCAGCAGCTTCATGCGCAGGCCGTTCCAGTTCTTGTAGGCGATGGCATCCTTCTTCCGGTCCGGCTTCGAGCCGATCAGCGTCGTGATGTCATGCGTCTTCGCCTTCAGCAGCGCTGCCCCCGCCTCCACATCCGCTGGCGTCCAGCCCGTTGCCTTGCCCAGCTTGGAGTCTTGAATGCCCGTGGCCTCTTCCGTCGCACTCGGCCCAGCTTCCTTCGTCATTCCCCCGCCCGCATCGCTACGCGAAGCGTTGCGGGCGGGGCCTTCGGGCTTCCTCATTCCGCGCTTCGCGCGGCTGTCCGCCGCCTTCGTCTTGCTCGCCTCCTTGGCGCTGTCCACGTGCGTCGGGTCCGTGTGATCCTTCGCGGCCACCTTCTCAGGCTTCTTGTTCGCGGCCTTTGCCTCGATCTCCGCCTTCACCTCAGCCGTCGCCAGCGCCTTGATCGTCTTCGCATCAAAGCCGAAGAACGCCTCCAGCGGCTCCTTCGAGCTAAAGCCCAGGCCCCAGTTCTTCACATACTTCGCGATCACCCCCAGCATGATCAGCGCATCGATCTCCGATTTGCCTGTGTCGGTCATACGCAGCGCCTCCAGGATCGGCTCGCGATACGCATCCGCCACCACGCCATACTCGTTCTTCTTCTTCTCACGCGGCTGGATCGCCAGCGTCTCCGCCATGAGCTGGCAGCCGTCTTTGCCCGCCTCACGCAGCACCGTGTCGAGCACGGCGAGCGCCGCGTCACGATCCATGCCCTTCTCCAGGGCGCGATCCCGCAGATACTGCATGTAGCACACCTTCGAGCGGGCGGTCACCTTCGCCTCAAAAGCCTCCTTCTCCTTCGCCTTCTTCTCGTCATCGCTGAGCACCTTCTTGCCGCTGGCGGTCACCTTCTGGAAGAGCTTCCCATGCTTCTTGTGCTCGCGGGCGGCCGCGATGGCCACCTTCACCTCGACGAGCTCGATCACGCCCGCCTCCTTCGCGTTCACCACCTGGATGGCCCCCGCCGGCAGCCGGTCCTCCACCAGCTCACGCCACACCGGGTTCTTGTCACGGTCATAGTGCCCCGTGTGCTCATAGCCCGGCTTCTCATCGAGGCGCACATAGTTCGAGTTCAGCACCGTGCCATTAAAATCCACCAGCTTGTCAGCCTCCTTCGCCGGCACGATCGTCACCGTTCCCGCCTCCTTCGCCTCCGCCTTCTTGCGGGCAAAGATCGCATCGTTCTTCGCCTTGTGGCATTTCGGATTCAAGCACGTCAGCGGGTCCGTTTGACCGCGACCATTGCCCAGCTCCGCAGCCAGGTCCTTGTCTTCCTTGGCAGCATGCTGGGCAAAGAACGGGCACGTGGCACACGCACCCGCATCCGGCACGAGCTGCGGATCTTCCAGATCCCACGGCACGCCTTTCAGTGAGGCCCGGTATTCATCATTAATCACCGCCAGCGTGGCCCGAATGCTCAGTGGCCGCTTCACCCACTTCTGTGCGTTGTCATCCCAATCCTCGCCACCGCTCAGCACCTTCTTCGCGCATTCCTCACGCGCCTTTTGGCCGGGAATCGCCGCCACCAGCACCAGATGCCTTTCCCCGATGAGGCCCGCATCCAGCGCCTCCTGCATCGCCTTCGGAGCCTTCAGCATCTTCAGCTTGTTCAGCACCGTGTCCACGCTCTTGCCGATCTTCGCGGCGATCTTTTGCGGCGTGTAGCCCTTGTCATTCAGATCGAGCAGGCGCTGATAGCCTCGCGCCTCTTCCAGGGCCGTGAGGTCCCTCCGCTGCAGGTTCTCGATCAGTTGCAGCTCCAGCACCGTAGCGTCGTCGAGGTCCTCAACGATCACCGGCAGCGTTTCCAGCTCCTTCACGCGAGCTTCATCCTCGCCCGCGATCTCCATGCGCTCCGGCAGCCGGGTCACCAGCAGCGACGTCGCCCGGAAGCGACGCTCCCCCGCCACGATCTCATACTTGCCCGGCTCGCTTTTCGACGGCCGCGCCAGCAGCGGCATCTTCACCCCATGCTCCTCGATGCTCGACGCCAGCTCCGCCAGCGCCTCCGCATCAAAGTGCTGCCGCGGATTCGTTGGGCTCGCATGCAGCTCGCCCAAGTTGATGCGGCGGATCGTCACCGCCTGCGTGCCATGGATGTCCAGTTCGTTGATCATGTTCGTTGCTCCTTGTGTTCGTTGGTTTGTGGTTTGTTCGTTGTCAGTCCCGTCAATCAGGTCATTGAAGTCATTCAGGCCCGCCCGCATCGCTTCGCGCAGCGATGCGGGCGGGTCACTCAGTCGTTCCACTCGGGATCGATCCGCCGCAGGTCGATCTCCTCCGGCTTGCAGCCAAGCTCACGCGCCAGCTCACGCCGCTCCGCCTCCTCGCGCATCAGCTTCGCGCGGCGCTTCGCCTGGCTGCTCAAAGGCTCATCCTCCCGTTGCTTCGCCGGCAGCGGAGGCAGCTCATCACCGGGCCTGCGGCCACCCTTGCGGCTCGTGTTCCCCATGCGCTGCTTCGCATACGCCAAACGCGCCGCATGGCTCTTCCCGCCGGCGTGAATGAACTCCGACCGGCTGAACCGCGTCACCAGGTCCTCAATGATCCGCTCCACCTTGTGCTGCCAGTTCTGCTTCGAGTGCCCGAACAGCATCGATATCTCCGTATCCTTCGCCCCCCACACGTGATGGCGACTCCGCACGCTCACGTAAAGGTAAAGCCTTTCGAGCACCGCCAGCGGATCCGGCCCATCCGTGAACAGGAAATCAAAAAACACCCGCTGTGTTCTCAGCCCTGCCTCGCGACACTGCTCCCGCAGTCGCAGCACCTCCGCCAGCAGCTCCTCACGCGACGCCGCTGCCACATCCTCCAGCTCCGCCGGCATCTGCTCACCGTCGACACGTGTCGACCCCTCTTCGGCCTCCAGCACCGCCGTCAGCGGCGTCCGCAGATCCGCCGGATCAACGACAAGCCACTCCCCTTCCCGCTTCCACACCTGCGAAAGCACACCGCCCACTTGGGCTTCATATTCATCACTCGCCCGGCTCATGCAGCAGCCCTCCGTTCTTCTTGGAGGGCGGGATTGCATTCCCGCCCATGCTCATCCGCCAACGTGTCATCTTTCTCAAACCGCAGCTCCTCCTGCTCACGCCGCCTCGCCAGCAGCCTGCGCTCCTCCTCAATCTCCCGCAGCCGCGCCGCCGCCCCGCACAGGTTCACCCCCGCCAGCTTCAGCCGCAGCCCCATCTCCTCCACCGCATCCGCCTCATCCGCCGCGCAGGCCGCTGCCAGCACCGTCCCTGGTGCCACCAGATCACGCACCAGCGCCAGCGTGTCCTTCACGCTCGCCCGCGCATGCTCCAGCTTCCATTCCGGCCGCAGATCCCACAGGTGTGATTCGTGATTCGTGCTCATGCATGCTTCCTCCTTTTCAGTTTCCCCGCCGCAAAACTCTCCGCGTGCAGCACATCGGCGCGACCATACAACGCACTCCAGCCCTTCGTGCCCTCGAGAGCACGCAGACCCCACGCACGGCACTTCCGGCTCAAATACAGCAGGCGCAGCGCCTCCGTCGGAGCCTCCACATGCCAGCGCTCGCACAGCTCCAGCGCCGTCAGCGGCCTCGTCTCATCCACCACCGGCCGCGCCACACCGGCCCGCAGCTCACGCAGCTCCGTCAAGATCAGCCCCAGGCACTCATTCAGCTGCATCAGCCCCGGATCGCTCGGCATTTCAATGGTCGCGCTCATACCTCAGCCCACCCTCCCTTCATCAAAGGTCCGGCCCAGCTCCCGCAGCGTCACCCGCACCTGCGCCAGGCGACGCGACACGCCCTGCAGCGCATCGCCATAATCCTCCACACACATCGAGCGCAGCGCCCCGTCCACCATCCGCCGGCACAGCTCCAGCTCCGCCGCCGCCGCCCTCGCGATCCTCGCCGCATCCGCCCTCGACATGCCTTCAGGCATCCGTCCTTCCTCATTCCTCATTCTGGTTTCGTCATTTTGCGCAGCCTCCCTTCGCTCCATCCACGCATCCCACACCAGCCTCGCCACCAAAAAAACAACCACCACACCCACCGCCACAAACGCCACCCAATCCGGAAACCCCGCCCGCCGCATCGGAGGCATCACATCTCCAAACACCGCCGCATGCCGCACCCAGCTCCACAGCCACCCCGCCAGCGCCGCCAGCGTCAACAAGGTCAATGCCGTCAACACCGTCATCCACCAGCCCCGCCTCACCCGGCGCGGCCCGGCATATTCCAGTCCAAATTTGTTATTCGAGTTCATGGTCATCGTCGTGTTTGAATGGTTCGTTGTTCACGCTTTAGCGTGCGCCCTCGCCGCCTCCTCCAGCCGCTCCTCAAGCTCCCGCAGCGTCGCCATCAGCCCCTTCTCCGTCGCCTCCCGCAGCACCGCATGGCCCGTTGGCGTCAGCCGGTAGTGCTTCATCGGCGCCACATACCCAGCCCAGCCCGCCTTGATCACGATCCCCATCGCCTTCGCAGGCTGGCACACCGCACCGGCCCGGGCCGCGCACGTCGTCGTCGCCGCCGGCATGATGCCATCTTGGGCTGCCATTTCCCGCAGCAGCGCAAAGGCCCCCATGCTGATACCCTTCGGCACCACCATGCCCGACTCGCGAATCGCCACCGCAAACTGCCCGCCCACATTCGAGCGCAGCGACTTCAAATTCGTCACCGGCCGCGTATTCATAACTTCGAGCCCTCCTTCCCCCCGCGCGCCACCAGCACCAGCTCACGCACCAGCTTCTCGCCAGCCTCCGTGATATGCACCATCTGGCCCTTCGTCTCTGCCAGCCCCGCATCCTCCAGAGCCCGCATCGCCTCCGCGTCGATCCGCAGCAGCCTGTCCGCCCGCCCCACCAACGACGAGCGCATCGCCCGGCCATGATCCGTGCAGCTTAGCGCAAACAGCGCCAGCACCGACGCCCGTGAAAAAAGCACCTCATGCACTGAATTCGGAGCCGCCTGCGCATCACTCAGCGCCTGCGCCCGGTTCGCATCGTGGCACTTTGAACCATCCACTTCCCGATAGCCCCGCTGAACGCACGGCCGCACATCGTGTTGCGTCATGCTCACGCTGCCACCCCGCTTTCCATCGCTTGCAGGCGTTTGTTAAACTCGCGGCAAAAAGTCGTGCGCTCAGCATCCGCGGCATGCAGCGTCAAAGCCTCCATGGCCGCCATCATCACCGCACGCTCCACGCCCTTGGCATGCAGCGCATCCACCGACACCGGCGCGAAAGCCTTCTGCCCCTCCACATGCCTGGCCAGCTCGCATACCGCCTCATGAAGCACGCGGTAGTTTTTCGCTGCCTGCTCCACGGTCAACCGGTCCATGTCGGCCAGCGGCTCATCAGGCAGCTCCGGCATATCATGCCCCAGCGCGCAGAGCTGCTCCAGCAGCGCCACACCACAATCATCCAGGATCGCGCTCATGCTGCCACCTCCTTTCGATTCCAGCGGTTGGAGTAGCCCAGCGGAAAGAGGGCACCGAGGGCCGCGAAAAGCTCCGCGAGCACCCTCTTCGCTTCGGCGATCTCGCGGGCACGTGCCGCGATGCGTGTCAGGGGGCGGCCGCGTTTGGGATCGGCCTTCATGCCGCCTTGAGCGGCCCACAGGTTCCAAGCCTGGGCGCAGGCTTGCCGGGCCTGCAGTTCGCGTTTGATCAGTGAGTCGGGTTTCATCGTCTTGCCTCCGATGTTGTTTGTGGGTTGATTGGTTCCCCGCCTCGCCCGCGCTTCCCCAGAGGTTCCCTCTCGTCGGAGGTATCCCAAAAGCGCCGGCGGGCGGGGAAAGGGGTCAGGCCGCCATCGCGGGGGAGCCGTCCACCGGCGTGCCCAGTTGGCGCTTCAGGATCACCAGCCCGCGCTCCAGGCTCAGGCGGATCGTGTCTTGCTTGCTCAGCTTCACCTCAGCCGCCGTGCTCGTGATCATCTCGTCAAGCGCCGCTGGCATGCGCACCGGCACGCTGATGTTGTCAGAAGGGGTTTTGTTCTTTGCCATGTGGGGAGCGTATGCGTTTTGCATACACCGTCAAGATTTTTGTATGCAAATCTTCCACAAGGGTTAGTTTGCACTCATGGCCACCGACAAAACCGTCTCATTTCCCATCCGCTTACCCGCAGAGCTCGACCAGCTCTTGACCCAAATCTCCCAAGACACCGAGCTGTCGAAACAGGACATCATTCGTCTCTGCATCCGCATTGGCCTGGTTGATCTCAAAGCGGCTGAAAAGGATCTCCCTGGCATCGTCAAACGCATTGCCGATGACAAAGGCGTCAGCTTCCAAGCCTTCGCCGATGCCAAACAGGCCGAGCACGAAAAGCCTCTCCAACGGCAGGACGTAAGTTACATCGCTCCACGCTCCTCACTCAAACCTCCCAAACGTCACGACCTCAACGAACGCGCGTGACACAAAAAAGCCCGCTCACATCGAGCGGGCTTTTTCATATCCTCATTGCGGCTTCGCATCGTCCATCGCCTTAAACAACACATCCCGGTCCTCCTTCGAATACGTGTCCATCGCATGCACGACAAAATCATCCAGCGTCCGGCATTTGATCAGCTTGCCTTCGAGTGTGTAGCGCATCACCCAGTTCGCAAACACCGGCCCGCCAAACGCATTCTTGGCACGCACCTTCACGTCCTGCCAGTAACCGGCATCATGCTGAATCAACGGTCCGCGCCACACGATCTCTGCATCAGGATCAGGCACCGTTCGGCGCATGTAGTCCTGAATCTCACGCAACGTCAGCTCCTCAATCGTCAGCTTCAAAACCGGCTCAAGCCTCTCTTTTGTCGCAGCACCATCACGCAAGCCAAACAGAGCGAACACACCGCCCGCAATCATCACGCACACAATCAAAAACTGCTGAGTTCCATTCATGCCCTCATCTAAAATCAGAAATCAGAAATCGTAAATCACAAATTCTTCCACACCGCATCCCGCAGCGTCCACTTCACCGGCACCCACTCCACCGGCGGCATCAGCTCAAAAAACCTCTCCGCCTCACGCCTCGTCGTCAGCGCCCGGTAGTTCGTGTGCAGCACATCCGCCGAGCTTTGCCCCAGGATCGCCTGAAGCCCCGCCTCATCCCCATGCGCCGCGTAATGCATGCTCGCGAACGTATGTCGCAGGCCATTGTGCGGCCAGCGTGAAAGCCCCGCCAGCCGCCAAAACTTCGGCCACAGCACCTTCAAATTTGCCGGTGCCACAGGCCCCTCCTTCATCATCTCCGGCGTCCATCCCGCCGCCGTCATCCACGCACGCATTTGCCCCGTGATCTCCACCACCCGACGCCGCCTCGTCTTCACCTTTCGCGCCGCCGCGATCACATCCCCGCTCTCCACATCCAGCTCCTCAAACCGCAGCCTCTCCAGCTCCGCGCGGCGCATCCCCCGAAACATTCCCAGCACCAGGAACGGCATGAACCGCGGCACCTTCAGCGCCGTCATCAGCAGCGCCTCACACTCCTTCACCGTCAGCACCTCGATCTCCACCGGCATCACCGTCGCATCCTCCAGCCCCTCGCACGGATCACTCGCCGCATGCTTCTCCGCGATCGCCCATTTGAACAACCCCCGCACATGCCCCACCGCCTTGTTCTGCGTGCTCGCCGACCATCCCGCCCCACGCAGCCAGGCACGCACCTCATCACGCGTCAGATCGTGCGCAAACCGCAAAGGCAGCGCCCTCGCCAGCGACCGCAGCACATGCCGATAGGTTTGGATCGTCCGCGCATCCCTCCCCAGCTCGATCCGGCTCCAGATAAAATCCTCAACCAGCTCCGGCAGCCGTTTCGGCCTCGTCACCTTCAGCCCCTTCGCCAAAAAAAACTCCACCGCCTCCAAGATCGACGCCCCCGATTCCCTCAACCGTTCCTTCACCGCCAAAAACTCCGCCATCTCCAACGGCGACGCCATCACCCCCAGCGCCCCCAGTCGCTTCCGCGCATCCTTCGCCGCCACCAGAGCCCGCTCCGCCTCCTCCCGCGCATCAAACGACACCCGTTTTCGCTTCCCATCCACCATGCCATAATCCAGCTGCCACGACGTGGAGCCACTGCGGTTGGTTCTCTTCCTCAAAATCACCCCTCATTGTGAGTGACGTCCTCGTGACGTTCAAACCGTCTTTTGCAGTCTTTTGAAGTCTCCTTAAGCCATGTCCGCCATCTAGTAAAGATGGCGACCCCTACGAGAATCGAAGGCGGGTTGGCTTTCGATTTTACAAGGCTTTGAGGACACGCGTGGCGTTTGAGTGACGCCATCGGTGCTTACCCAGCTCATGGCAAACGGCGGACGTGGGTGATGCGGCTGAGGGGGAAGGCGGTGATGTTGACGCTGTCAGCCTGGTTGCCGCCGAGGCATTCGATGCGGCCGTCTTTGGCGATGGCGTGGAAGAGGCACACGTGATTGCCTCCTGGGCGGGTCATGACGATGGTATCGCCTTGCTGCCACTGCTTGGGATCGAGGGGGACGGCGCGACCCCACTTGGCCCAGCTCGCGGCGCGATAATGTTCCGGCACGACGCCGGTGCCGGTGACGAGGCCGAGGTGGCCGCGAAAGCATCCGCACCAATGCGTCTTGCTGTCATCGCCATCGAGCCAGGTGGCGGCGGCTTTGATCCATGCTCGAATGCGAGGGTTGCTTTTGGAGCCGGGGACTTCGCGGACGCCGATGAATTGGAGGGCGGCGAGGTAGATGCGGCGGGAGGTGGTGAGCTGGGGGGCTTTGGTGGCCATGCTCTGACGCGCATGTCAAAAAAAACGAATATCGAATATCGAACAAGGAATGTCGAAGAGTGAAGGCTTGGGCCTTCGGCATTCTGAAATCCTTGTTCGATATTCGATATTCTTGGCTTGGAAACGAAACGCCCGCTCCCGTGAGGGAGCGGGCGTTGTGAATGCTGCGGCAGCTTCAGGAGGCCGATCACACGGCCTATGGCGCGGGTGGTGTATAAAAGCTAAGGCTGGACGTTTTTCGGCTGCTTGGCGTTGAGGCCTTCGAGGACGACGGGGGCGGCGGCGTTGGTGGCAGCGACGGCGGCTTTTTGCCAATCGACGCTGCAGGCGGAGAGAGTAAGGGCGAGGGGGAGGAGGAGCAGTTTCATGCGAGAAGGAATGGCGGGTGAATATTGGCAGCGTTGTGCTTGGACTGAAGGCGCGGTGTCAAAGCTCGGGCGAACTGCCGCTCATCGAACTTCGCCAAGCCTCAGTCGGTGAGCTCTTTGTTCGCCCCGGACGGGCTAAAGCCCGAACTACGAGCGCTGCTTTGGGTCGAAGGACTCGACCTTGCGTTTGGCGAGGTTGGCGAGGATGGGGACGGCGGACTGGAGGACGGTCCAGCTCAGGAGGGCAACGGCAGCGCTGACGGCGAGGATGGAATCGGTCAGGTCGGCCCAGCGGAGGTAGCGGAGAAGCATGGGGGAAAACATGATGCCGGCGAGGGCGCTGGTGGTGAGCTTGGCGGCGAGTTCGCGGTTGGTTTTGACCTGGAAGAGCATGACGCTCATGACGGCTCCGCCAAGGCTGCCTGCCACGCAGATGAGGCGGAGGCGGTTGTCATCGACGAGCGAGAGCGCGGAGGTCGTGGTGGGATCTGGCAGCAGCGCGGCAGCCGCGGCGGAGATGATGCCGAGACCGGCGGCGATGAGGAGGGAGAGGGAGGTGGAGGCGAGGGGCATGGCGGTGGGAGACTTTGAGACAATGAGACAATCAGATGGGGAGACAATGAGACAGGGAGAGGGGTCACTGGGGGAGAAAGCCACCAGACTCGATGGCGGAGCGGACGGCATTGGCGATGAGGGTGCGCCCGGCGGCATTCGGATGGATGCGATTGGGTGTGGTGCCTTGGTAGTGGGTGCTGAATGACCAGCTCAATGCGGCGAGATCGACCACGGCATCAACGGCGAGCGTGTTGGCGCGGATGTAGGCGTTGTAGGTGGAGAGGGCGGCATTTTTGGCGCTGTCGAAATTCTCGCGAGGGATGGCGGTGCAAAGGATGATGCGGTTCCAGCCCGCAGTGCGCCGGGCGGCGACGTAGGTATCAAGGCGGCTGATGGCCGTGGCGGCGGTGGCACCGGCATTGATGTCATTCGTGCCGGCGAAGAGGACGATGGTGTTGTATGCATGGGACGCATCGAGCGCGGTATCCACTTTGTCAGCCGCGGCGGTGTTGAGGGTATCGAGGGTTTGCGAGCTGATGGCAAGATTGACGCCCTTCGTTGTCCTCCTAGCTGCAAGGCCGGTGTGGCACTCTTGAGGCCAGGACTTGTATCGGACATCAAAAAAGCCTTCACTCTCATCGTGCCCGGCTGTGATGCTGTCACCGTCGTAAACGATGTTGGCCGTCCATCGGCTCATGCTGAATCGTTGGCGCAGGGCAGCAAGGGTGGCGGCGAGTTGATCGTCGTCGTGCTCGGGATAGACGAGGGTGGCGATCCACTGTGTTTGCAAGCAATGGAGGGAAAAACCACCTAACCGTCCAATGGCTCCACTGCTAAGCGTGCCCGAAGGCTGCACAGTAAGCGTGCTGCGAGTGCCGTCGTGATGCGTGTAAGTGGTGGCGGTGGCTCCGTAACGCACAGCGATGACTTGTGTCGCAACATTCGCGAGGCGAGGATTGATGTCGGTGAAGCTGCCACCATACCACATGCGAGTGACTGGCCGATTGCCACTTTGGGCGGCAGACGTTCCGGTATAACCTCCGGCGGAGTTGTTCCAGCCAAACACTGCATGGTTAATCGCCAACTCTGAGCTGCTGCCACTCCAAGTGCGTTCCGCTGTGCGGATGACGTGATAGACGGTGAGGTTGCGACTGGACCAGCTCGCATCGGGGATGCTGAAGAACGCATTGCGGGCGAGGTTGTCGCCATTCATGGCGGCGACGATGGTGCCATCGGGCAGCTCAAGCCAGGATGGCTGCGCAGTGGTGGTGGCCTGCGTGAGATGAGCGGTGCCTACTTGATCGTAGATCTGTGTGAAGACGCCACGACGGGCATTGTAAGCGGTCTCAGCTCCTTTCCATGAATCGACGCTGGCTTTTGGAGTGGAACGGCCGGCGTTGAAAGTGAAGGTGCTCGTCGCGCTGTCCGTGGTGCGGCGCATGTCGAAAGCGTTGCCTCCCACGGCGGATGCCCTGAGAGGGACCAATCCCCAGCCGGCGAACGCACCGGGGATGGCATCGAGCGGATAAGCCACCTGCGCAATGATGCGTGCATCATAGACATCGGCCTCACCGGCGGCTTTCAGCGTGGTGCGCTGTGCTGTGGCGGTGGCATCATCCATCAAGGCCAGGCCGGCAGCCGTGGCGGAGCTGAGGGTGGTGAGCGTGGCAGAGATTGGCTGATAAGCGGATCCGGCCGCCGCAGGCGTCAGGTAGGTGCTGGCGGCGGTGGCGGTATCGAGCAGGGTGACGTTGGCACTGTTGATGTCTGGCAGGTTGTAAGTGCGGAGCGAGCCATTGCGGGCGGGAAAATTGAGTTGGTTGCCTGCGTTACTACCGGCAACCAGAACGCTGATGCCGGTGGCGTTGACCGTGGTGATGGCTCCGCCCGTGCCATTGGCGGTGATGCTGCCGGTAAAAGTGGGGCTGGCGAGCGGGGCGTAGGTGCTGGCTGCGCTGGCGGTGGTGAGGTAGCCGCTGATGCTCGCTCCGCTGGGGATGGTGACGGTGCCCGTGAAGGTGGGTGAGGCGAGCGGGGCGTAGGTGCTCGATGCGCTGGCGGTGGTGAGGTAACCGCTGATGCTGGCACCGCTGGGGATGGTGACGGTGCCGGTGAAGGTGGGTGAGGCGAGGGGGGCGGCGTCCGTGATGCCGTAACCGGAGAGGGTGGTGGGTTTGCCGGTGATGTCGGCCCATGCGGACGAGGGGGATGGGAAGCCGGTGAGAGTGGCTCCGGTGACGTTGAGGGTGCCGCCACTTTCGACGGTGAGGGTTTTGCCGCTGGGAACTTTGAGGCTGCCGGTGAGGCGGTCGTTGGCTGTGAGCTTGGTGACGTTGGTGGTTTGAGCGAGCCCGCTGCGCGGGAATGACGAAACCAGAATGAGGAAGGACGAAGTGAGAAGAATGCGAAGGCGCATGGTGATGATGAAGGGGAAAGGTTAGGCGAGTTGCTTCCAGACTTTGGCGTTGGTGGAGGCGTGGTAGTCATCGGGGCGGACGATGCCGGAAGCGGCATCCTCGGCATCGGTAGAGGAGGCGAGACGCCAGGTCTCGAGTCGCTCGATGCTGTCCACGCTGCGCATGATGTGGATCAAGGTGCGGGCGGCGAGAGTGGTGGTGGGGATGCCGTCGAGGTTGGTGCTGCCTCCGCCGGTGAGGCCGGTGATGCTGGGGTAGTAGCGGATGGCATTCAGGGCGAGCCAGGTGAGGGAGCTGTCGGCGGTGGCTTCGGGAGCGGGATCTTCGGGCCGGTTGTAGGCGGTGTTGAAGAGAAGCGGAAAGGCGATGCGGCCGATCTCGCCATCGAGCTCGTATTCGATCTCGGCCCGCATCTCGAAGGGCTGCCAAGGCTCGGAGAATTCATCGAGCACGGCGCGGAGGCGGACGCTATCGGCATTGGTCCACTCGAAAAGGTATTCAGCCTCTTCTCCGGTGCCGGTGAGGACGGCGGAGGTGTCGATGAGGGCGGGCGTGCCAGAGGGGGCGTCTTTGGGTTTGATGACGCATTTGGCAGTGCCGACATCGATCTCGTGCTGCGTGCCCTCCGCGAAAAAACGGGCGGTGATGGCGAGCCGGGTGAGGAGCGTGGCGTGAACGCTGGGTGTGCCGGTGCCGGTCAAGCCGGCGCGTGCGACGCGGTTCGTGGTGTCCAGATAAACGATGTTTGGCATCGGGGGATGCCGGGTGTCAAAACCCGCCCGCCTGCGGCGGGAATGACGAAACCAGAATGAGGAAGGATGAAGGTTCGCAGTCGAACGTCTGCTGCGCCGAACTCAGCTCGCTCAGGCTCGCTGGTCGGCGAGCTCTTTGTTCTCCGAAGGCAGCGAGAAGCTCACCGCGTCCTTAAGTCTCTTGAGCGTGCAGTTGTCGCCATCGGCCAAGTGAAGGTTCTCCATGATCGTTGTTTCGATTGCCCATCGGAGTGATTCGATCATGGCGGCAGCATCGCGAAGACACATTGTGGGCACGTGGTCAGGAGCCTTGATGCCGTCTGCGATCAATCGCAGGGCTTTGGGCATGTCGTTTAGTTCAGCTTTAGTCATGGGTAAATCGTCGGAGAACACAGCACGGCAGCGAACCGGCTGGAGTTGGTCTGTCATGTAGCGGAGTCCTGCGCAGCCGGTTCGCTGCGTTTGACGTTCTCCTCTTTCCACTTTGCGTAGGTCACATAGCAGTTGTCGGGAGAGATGTTGCAGTTCATCGCCTTGCAGCGTTTGCCAGTTCCGGGGCAGACCTTGCCGCGCCAGAGCCTCCATCGGAGCCACACCCGAAAGCGAAGCCAGAGGAGAACAAGACGGTGATCAGAACCGCCCGAAGGCGTATGTTTTAATTCGGGAGTTTTCATGATGGGCGGTCTGATACCTCAGCGTTCGTCATTGATTCATCATTCCTCATTCTGGTTTCGTCATTGCTTCGAGTGCGTCAATGGCATCCCATTGTTTTTCGAGGAAGGCGCGGAGCACTTCAAATGCTCCAATCCTCGCCGACGCTGCGCGTGGGCAGCCGCTCGTTCTGGGCGAAGTGGGCGAGGACGCGGGAGACGGTGGCGGCTTCATGGCGGCTGAGGTGGAGGCTGCGGGCGGTGGTGTGAGGGGTGAGGCACATGAACTCGTGCCCGGCGAAGTGGGTGAGGCTGAAGGCACGGCCGAGGGCGTCGTGGCCTTGGAGGTGGGTGGCACAGCCGGGATCTTCGCGAAGGATCATGAGGATCAGTTGTCGGGCAGGTTAAACTGAAATTGGTTGCCACCGGAGAGGACGGTGGCGCTGCCACCGGCTGGCGCGGTGATGCTGTAGGTGATCTCGCCGGGCCCGGTGACGCTGATGGTGTGTGGGACATCCGTGATGGTGCCGCTCACGATGCGCCGCTCGATGAAATACCAATCAAAGGGCATGACGCGGCCGGTCAATTCGATGTAAACGGTGAGGGTATCCCCATCGGTGATGGTGCCACCGACATGCGAGGGAAGATCATTGGTGAAACTGCCGTAACTGGTGGAGGTGGTGCCATCGTCCCAGCGACCACGCCACCACATGCGGATGCCGCGAGGATTCCGCCACGTGGAGATGGTGCCGAGGCGGGCGGGACAATGGTAATACGGCCGGAATGGGAAGCTGGTATCCGGGGCGCTGTTGCGATCTCGCATCATGGCGTTGAGGAGGGATCACAGGTTGCCGACACGGAGGAGGGTGCTGTCATAGCCGTTGTCCCACAGCGTCACAGGGATGGGGCTTCGATTGGCGTAGGTGTTGGAGGGCACGCCTGCGGTTATGGTGCCGATGAGGATGTATTTGGTGTCGTTGTCCTGAGCGGGGCTGGCACTGGTGGAGGTGTGAACGGTGACGTTGCCCTGGCTGAGTGACCAGGCTGAGAGATAGCCATCGGTCATCGTGATGGTGAATTCCAGTTTGAGGAAGACGTAGTGCGTGCCGGTGCTGACGCCGGTCATTTTGGGCGGGGTGGAGGCATCAAGGCGGGTGCTGCCGATCAATGGCATGATGGTGCCGTTGATGGTGCCAGGAACGATGCTGTAGTCGTCGCGGATGGTGAAGGCGATCTCGCTGGAGGATGTGCCGCCGCGAGCGAGCTGAATTTGCGTGAGGCCGTCTTGATCGGTGCTGGCCCGAGATGCTCCGATGATTTGAAGCTGGATGCCGGAGGCAGCGGCGAGGCGATGGATGACGCGGATGAGCCACTTGAGCTTGGGGGCTACACCTTCGGGCTCGCGGCCGACGACGAGCTTTTTGGACTCAGTGGATTTGGGGGAGTTCAAGGGGTCAAGGGGTCAAGGGGTCAAAAGGTCAAGGGGTCAAGAGGTCAATAGGTCAAGCGGGCTGAGTGTGGGGCATGAGCTTGAGCTGGTGGTAGCCATCGGCGGTGAGGTGGGTGGCGAAGACGGGCCAGCAAATGGTGCCGATGGCGGCCTTGTGGGCTGCGAGGAAAACGGCGGGATCTTCGACATCACTGGTGGAGACGCGGACGGTGTGGCGGCCGGTGGAGGCTTCCGTGCTGGTCTCGACGTGCTCGATGGGGAGCATCAGGGCGGCGGCGAGGGCGGTGCGGTAGGTGGAGAGCATCAGGATTTATGATTTATGATTTGTGATTTATGATTTGGCAGGAAGGCCCGCATCACTTGAGGAGGGCGGGCCAGACGAATTCGTAAACGTTGCGGACGATGTTGAGGGTGATGCCGCTGGAGAGGGTGTCGATGGTGTCAGAGGCTTGAAGGGTCCAGCCGTAGGGGTAGTTGAAAATGAAGTCGGTGCCGGTGAAGGTGAGGGACATGACGGAAGGCGCATTCGGCGGGGTGGCGAAGGCGGGGAAGTCTCCCGTGGCGGGCGCACTGGTGGTGACGTAGGTGTCTGTGACAACGATGCGCGGGAGGCTGAAATTGGTGTAGAGGTAATCGGTCCAGCCTCCGGTGAGGAGGATCTGGATGGGGACGGAGCTGCTGACGGTCTGGCCGTTGACCGTGATGATGCGGTGGTAGGGCCGCGGAGTGCGCTGGCCGATGTAGGTGCAGTCTGCCTGGTGCCACACATCCTCGGCGGTGCGCTTGAGGCTGACGTTGTCGAGGAACATCTGCGGGAGCGTGGGATGCGCGGAGCCGGGGAGATACTCGACGGGGACGAGGTAGCCAGCGGTGATGTTGGTGCTGAAATTGACGGCGGCTCCGCCTTCGGTGGTGGAGACCTGCAAGGTATCGGCGGTGGCGCTGATGACGTAGTAGGGCGTGGCGAGGGCGCTGGTGCTTTGACCGGTGAGACCTGCGCCACCAGTGAGATCGAGGAAGGCGACGCGGCGGCCATCCGTGAGGCCATGCGCGGGGCAATCAATGACATCGGTGCTGGCGGTGCCGGTGATGGCCTTGGGCATGGCGTGATAGCTCAGACGGCCCTCGGTGAAGGTCTCCCACTGCGGCTTCAGCAGGCGGGTCTCACTGGTGCCGATGATCTTTTCGGGCTTGTCGTTGTCATAGGCTCCCTCCCACTCGCAATCGGCGAGGTAGATGCCAGGTGTTCGGCTGTCTGCGGTGATGAGGGCGGGCACGTCTTCCTCCGCGGCGAACTGGCGAAGAATGAGGCCGGGGTGTTTTGGATGCGACTGGCCTTCGCTGAGATCGTCGTGGTAGTCCATGCTCCAGCGGTCGGTGAGGCGATCCATGGAGGTCTGCGAGCGGGTGAGCACGGGACGGGGATCGGAGAGCTGGAAGAGGCCGCGGCGGCCTTGGATGACGAGGGGCTTCATCATTTATGATTTATGATTTGTGATTGATGATTTGGTCATGAGCCGAGGAGGCCTTTTTGGGTGACTTTGAGGAGCTCGGTGAGGATGGCGGTGGGATCGGAGGGTTTGCGGTCCTGCTTTTCAGCGGCTGCGCTGGCGGCACTGCGGACATTCCCTGCGAGACCCATGCTGTGCTGGTCATGGCCTGCCTGGAGAGCAGACCAGGCGGAGGGGCCGCGCTGGAGCATTTCCCATTGGGAGGCGGTCTGCTGCATGCGGTAGAAGCCATTGAGACCGCCTCCGCCGGCGCTGCCCATGAGACGAGCGCGGCGGCGCGGGGCGGTGGATGCACCGGATGGCGGTGCGGCGGTGGAGCCGGTGCTGGCGGTGAAGGAGGGTGGCAGGCCCTGCAGTCCGGCGTCTGAGCTGGTGGTGAGGGTATTGGCCTGCTGCGCGGCGGCGACATCGGCGGCGACTTTCGCCCCGGCTTCGTCACTGGCCTGCTGGCGCTGCTTTTCGAGGTCGAGGGCCTCTTTGAGCATGCGGGTGACGTTGAGGAGTTCCTTGGTCTTGCCGGGGCTGCCTTCGAGGGACTTCATCCAGGCCTGCATGCCTTCGAGGGATTTGTCGAAGAAGGCCCCGCCTTCTTGATCCATGCGGGCAAAGACTTCCTGCTGCATGTGCGTGAGCTTGAGATGGCGAGCGGCGGGATCGAGGGCGGCGAGTTCGGCGGCGGCCTGCTGCTCTTTGAAGGCGGTGATTTCGGACTGGGCTTTCTTTTGGTCGAAGGGGGCTCCCATGCCGGCGATGCCCATGCGTGAGTAGGCATCGGCGCGGAGCTGCTCGGTGACGGGCTTGGAGTAGCCAGCGGCTTCGATGCGGGCAATCTCGCGGGCGAGCTGGGCTTCCCGTTCTTTTTGATCGGCAAGATCGTTTTGGCCGGTGGCGCGGAGGCGATCGATTTCGAGCTGGCGGGCGGAGGCAGCGACGGCGGCGGCTTCGAGTTTCTGGCGGGCCTCAGCTCCGGCCATAATGGCTTTTTGCTGGCCTGCGAAGGCCTCATCGCCACTGGGACCACCGACGAGGGCGAGCAGCTCGGTGAAGTAGCCTTTCCAGCCCTGTGTGACGGTGGCGGCCTCCTGGAGGGCGGCAGCACTGCGGCTGCCGAGGGTGCTCATCTTGGCGGTGATCTCTTCGATGCTGCCACCTTGGGCGAGGGTCTCGATCTCGGCGCGGAGGGTCTGCGCTCCGGTGATGGTCTCGGTGAGGCTTTTCTGGGCGGCCTGCCCCATGGTGTAGAAGGCTCCGCCCACAGCGATGAGACCGCCAATGACGGCTCCTCCAGCCCCGAACATGGAGAGCATCTGCGATCCCTGCTGGGTGAGGACGGTGGAGAGCTTCGTGCCCATTTGGAGCTGCACGGCGATGTCCTGGACCTGCATGGCGGCCCCACCGAGGGCCATGCCTCGACCGGCGCGGCCGCTCTGCGCCTTGGCGGCGGCGGTGGCGGCTTTTTCGGCCTGCAGGAACATGGCCGTGTTGGCGCTGATGATGCGGCCGGAGGCTTGCTGGGCGGTGATGAGGCGGCCGTAGGCGCGGGAGACGTCGTCGATGGCGCGGGAGCCTTTGCCGCCAGCCGTTTCGAGCCTGGCTTTCCACTTGTCTGTCTCGGTGTTGGCGAGGGTGAGCTTTTGTTGAAGCTCGGCGATGTCGAGACGGAGGGCGGCTTCGATGGAGGCGACAGACATGGGGCGGGCGTTTGAGGGCGGCGCATGTCAAAACCACGCCGACAGCTTCGCAGTCAGGCGGGCAGGGCCCCTGCCCGCATTGCTACGCGAAGCGTTGCAGGCGGGGGGGACTACGAACTCTTGAGCCCGCGTTTGGCGAGGGCGGCGAGCCAGGCTTCGTAGCGGCGGGTGAGGGCTCCTTCGCGGACTTTCATGGCGAAGGCGAGCTGCTCGGAGAATTTCTTGATCTGGCGGGCGTAGCGGACTTCGTTGACCATGGCGATCTCGATGGCCTGGTCGGTGATTTTGACGCGGAGGAAGCCGGGGGAGGCGGCGTGTTTATCAATGCCGTAAGGCAGCCGGGCTCCGAGCTGGCGGAGGGCATGGCCCCAGCCGCTGGCCAGGAACCAGACGTGCTCTTGAAGGGTGCGGACGTGCTCTTGAAGGGCGGCGGGATTGGAGATGTAGAAGAGGGCTTCCTTCCGGCGTTTTTTGCCGAGGAAGCCGCGAGCTGCTTTGCCGCCATCGAAAGGCACGAAGGATTTGCCGAGGACGTTTTTGACGATCTGCCCGGCCTCATGCATGCGCTCGTGTTTGAAGTGGGACCAGAAGGCATCGGCGGCGCGTTGGCTCTTGGCCTGGATGTCGCCATAGGCTCGCCCTGGCATGCCGTAGAGCTGATGGTAATCGCGGGTGATGGCGAGCTGGCCGGCCTTTTCAGCGGCCTTGCCTTTGAGCGTGGCTCCACTCTTGCCCCCGGCCGGGGGCGTGACATTAGCCACCTCGACGAAAAGCAGGCGGGCCTGCTGGCGCATGAGCTCGACGCTGCTTTTTTTCGAGGTGGCGACAAAGCGGGCGAGGGCGGCGGAGAAGCCGGCGTTGTCGATGGTGATGAGGCCGGTGGACATGCGAGATGGCGGGAGTCAAACCCCGGCCCGCCTTCGGCGGGAATGAGGAAACCAGAGCCGAGCGAAGCGAGACAGACGAACGAAGTGAGCCCGAAGGGGAGCGAAGCGAATCAATGAGGAATGCAGAATGAAGGGACTTCACTGACGACATTGACTGGAGTGACGATGAGCGAACGCCCGCTGCGCCGAACGGCGCTCGCTCAGGCTCGCTGGTCGGCGAGCTCTTTGTTCGTCATTGATTCCTCATTTCTCATTCTGGTTTCATCATTCCGGGCGGAGCCGGGTCATAGATCACACTCGATGCCCTCTGCCTGGATCTGGCGGATGAAGGTGGCGGCGGCGCGGAGGGAGCGGCCGATGGGGGAGCGGGCGGGATCGGGCCAGATGACGGGTTCGCCATGGAGGAGGGCGGCGGCGTGAAGGGCTTCATGGGCGTCTGCGAGGGAGGTGTGCCATTCGCGTTCGAGGCGGGTGGTGCCTGGCATGGCCCGGCCGAGGAGGGCGTGAAACCACGCCCACTCGCCGGGCAGGGCTAGTTTCCCGCGGTGGCCTTGGCAGCGTCTTTGCCGGGGCGCGGGATGACGATCTTGTCTTTGTGCTCGGTGCGGATGAGCAAGGCGAGGCGGACGGCTTCGATGAGCTGGTCATCGGGGAGGGCGGTTTCGGCCCATTGATCAATGGCGGCCTGCATGTCGGCGAGGCTGCGCAGGGCGAGGATTTCTTCGGGGGTGCGCTGCGCGAGCCAGAGAACACGGGCGGCGGCGCGGGCGAAGCGAGGCCATTGAATGAGGGAATCGAGACTGGGAGACGGGGAGACGGGGAGACTTTGAGACGGGGGAGACTTGGCGAGTTCGGCGGTGATGTTTTCTTCGAGGACGGGGAGGAGTTCGAGGGGGTTTTCGATTTCGGCGAGGATGTCGCCGGACTGAGCGACGTGCTTGGTGAGGGCGAGGAAGAGCATCTCGCGGCGGGAGGACCAAGGGTGGAGGGGCGTGGAGAAGAAGAGGTGGGGGAGCATGGGAGGGGAATGAGGAATGAGGAATGAGGAATGAGGAAGGGATCAGCGGAGCTGCATGCCGGCGGCGGTGAAGAGGGATTGGAAGGCTTCGCGGGTTTGTTTTTGGTGTTGCCTCACACCGGCATCGAAGATGGCTTGGCGAATGTGACGCGGGGTTTCTTGGCGATGCACCTCGAAACGATGCAGCCCAAAGCTGACCTCAATGACCTCAGTGACTGGACTGTAAGCATCAAGCTGGTAACCGAGATGCGTGAGGACGGTGAGAACATCGGCAGACCAGCCTGATTCCCGAAGTAAAGTGAGATCGTTTTCGGTCATGGTGTTTAAAGTGCTTTCTGGTTTCGTCATTCTGGTTTCCTCATTCCGTGCGAAGCACGGTCATACATCCAGGCTGCCAGGGGCGGCGCGGAAGTGGCGTTCGATCTGGCGGTGGACGTGGCCTTTGGCGTTGAGGGTGATGAGGGCTTGTTTGCCGAGGTCCTCCTGGCTTTGGAGGAGGAGATTAGCCTTGGCGGTTTGGATGGCTTTTTTGAGCTCGCCGCGGGCGTGGGTGGCATCGTAGGCGATGACCATGGGATGCAGGGGCTGGGCATCGAAGAGAGCGAGGCGCTTTTCGCCGCTGGGAGCGAAGGCGGTGAGGAGGCCGCTGGCGTGCTGGACGAGCTGGCCGCTGCTGTCGTGGATGGGGAGGCCCATGCTGGGGACCTCGTAGCTGTGCCGACCGGCGCTGCCATGGATGCGATAAGGCGGGAAGCCGAGCGGGAGCAGGGCGGCGGCGAGGCGGAGCTCATCGAGCGTCTGCGTGAGCAGGGGGCGGCTCATGACGGCGAGGGGCTCGACCTTGGCTTCGTAAGCGATGATGCGCTCTTCTTCGTCGCGGGAGGGTTTCCACAGGACGGGGACGGCGAGGATGTTTCCGCCTTCGGCCTGCGCTTTCTGGTAGGCGTCGTAGGCCATTTGCGCCCGCATGGAGACGGCGAAGGGATGCAGGGGCTGCGCAGGGAGGGTGACGGTGCTATCGAGCGCCAGAGGCCGCAGAAAGCGGGATTCCCGCCATTGCTGGATGAGCTGGCGGGGCTGCATCTGCGGAAAGCGCGGCGAGGGGGCGTCGAAGTGGACTTCGCCCCGGGTCTCGCGGGTGGCGGCGATGACGGTGGCATGCAGGGTGCCAGGGAATCCGAGGCCGAGGAGGGAGGAGGCGAGGCGGAGATCGGTCAGAACAAGCATTTATGATTTATGATTTGGGATTTATGATTTGGGCCAAGCATCCCAAACACATGCGCCGCAGATCGTGGCGGTGAGGCGGGAGATCATGCGGCGCATGGGTGGTGAATGGGGTGGGGTGATGTGAGCGGCGGGCGGGTTACGCGGCGGCGGCGGTGTGGGCGATATACGGGAAGTATTCGAGCTGAGTCTTGAACTTGGCGGCGGTCTCGGGGCTGAGTTCGAGATCGGGCTTGACCACCTGGAGGAGCTTGGCGGGATCTCGGGTGAAGCCGAGACGCTCGACGGCGGCCTTGGTAACAGTGCCATCACCATCGACGGTGGCGGCGGCGAAGTGGGCGCAGACGGCGAGGTTCATACCGGCGTAGGCTTTGGCGATGCCGGTGATGTGGCCGTTGGCATCCAGGATTGTTTCGCCTTCGATGTCGATGAGCAGGCTGCGGGTGATGGTGCGGGTGCGGACGTATTGGTCGAGAGCCTCGGGAGAGACGTGGGCTTTGGTTTTGCGCACGTCGCTGTCGAGGCTGAATTTCACGCTGTCGGTGAGGAGGCCGGATTCTGCGAGCTCGTCCACATTCCAGGGACCGACGCTGCCTTGATAAATGGTGGGCTTGTGCATGTGGCGAAAGGATGAAGGACGAAGGTTGAAGGATGAAACCGGCAGACTACGAGGAGACGACGACGGGACCGCGAAGGGGTTTGAAGACGGCCTTGGTGGTGCTGCGGGCGATGAGCAGGACGACGGGGTAATCGCCAGCAGCGAGATCGGCGAGGGGTGCGATGCCGCCTGCGGTGCCGCTGAGCACGTAGATGGGGGCGGTCATGCTGAGGGTGCCGCCGACGGTGAGGTTGTCGTCTTCGAGGATAATGCGGCCTTGCTGTCCTGCGGCTCCGCCACCGGCTACCATGCCAAGCTTGGTATCGGCTCCGCTGGTGGTGGCGCTGGCATCGGCATCGGCGAGCTTCCAGGTTCCTGCGGTGGTATCGAGATAGACGATTTGTCCGGCGGTGACGGTGGCACCAAAGGTGCCGGTGATGATGTCTGCATTGGGGCCGGGGATGACGCTGGCGGCGGTGATGGTGACATCGGCGGCTTGTGCATGCGAGGCGATGCCAAGAACGAGAGCGGCGGTGAGGGCGAGGAGGCGGAGGTGCTTCATGGTGAGATGAGAGATTATGGATGAGAGATCAGTGATGCCTGACGATGAGGTGGAGATGTCAAAACCGGACGGGCTGAAGCGTGAACAACGAACGGGCTAGACGGCCCAGGCGAAGGAGAGCTCGACGGCGAGGGCGAGGGTGACTTCGTTGGGGGCCTGGCCTTCGGTGCGTTGGATCTCGGGTTGCTTGAGGGTGCGGTAGGAGATGATCTGCCAGCCTTCGCGGTCGGCCTCGGGGAGGGCTCCGCAGTAGGCGAAGAAGGAGGCGCGATCTCGCAGGCGGGCTTCGAGCTGCTCGATGTAGCCGGCGGCGGTGGCGGCGGTGAGGGTGCGTGCCTGGCTGGCGGTATCGGTGGGCTTGCTGGCATCGCTATTCCGCAGGAGGTAGGGCAGCAGGCCGACGACGGTGACGACGCGGCGGGCTCCGTTGCTGTCTTTGCTTTCCATGCCGTTGAGGCTGAGGCAGGGCGCGGGGCGGGTGTTGCCGCTGTCCATGCGGAACTTCGGCAGGGTGTCTTCATCGGGGACGCCTGCGGTGATGCTGTCGGCATGCTGGAGGTAGCCGAGGAGGAGATCGGTGGCGAGGATGCTGGGGGTGGAGCGGGGCATCTCGGAATTTATGATTTATGATTTATGATTTTTGATTTACGGGGCCGGGGGGAGGCGGATGGCTTCGATGACGTGGGCGATCTCGCTGGTGCTTTGGCCGGTGGTTTCGAGGACGGTGAAGTCGATGCCGGTGGTGCTGCCGGCGGGGGTGATGGTGAGCAGCGTGTCCCGAGGTGGCGCGGCCTTGAGGAGGGCCTTGCGGATCTTGACGACGATGCGCTGCGCGAGGCGGAAGCCGCTGCCATCGGCATGGGATTCGATCTTGATGCCGCCGAGGAATACTTCGGCCTGCGGGTAGCTGCGGCCGCCCAGGGTGATGCGCATGCCATCCCGCTCATCGCGGGCGGCTTGGGCTCGCTCTTTTTCGGCGAGGATGGATCTGCGAGGCGCGAAGGCGGGCATGCGGGAAGCGGGGTGTCAAAGCCCGGACACGCTAAAGCGTGAACAACAAACAAAGAACCCGCCGCGATCCCAACCAAAGACGCGACGGGTTCTGTTAGCACCAACAACAGCGGATGAGGAAGCACCCGCTGAGGGTAAGGGGTTTACGGATCGAGCTTTTCGTGCTCATCGCCGCTTTGATCGTCGGCCTCGTCGTCGGCATCGACGGCATCGGCGGAGTCACCGAGGACAGCATGGCCGGGCTGCGGCGTTTTGGAAACGGGAGCGCCGCAGATGAAGGGCTTTCCACCTTCTTTTTTGGCAAGCGTAACGGTAGGGCCATCGGCGTTTTTGCCTTCTTCGATGACGATGCCTTTGAGGGCTTTGGAGCCAAGGTAATAGACTGCTTTTTTCATGGCGTGGGAAAAGTGAGGGATGAAATGGGAAAGCCCGCGTCACGAGGTGTGACGCGGGCCGTGGAGGGCTTAGCCGAGCAGAACGGCGAGGTGCTCAGGCTTCATGACGGCGACGCCCCAGGCGATGGAGACATGGTAGGTGACCATGCGGTAGCCGGGATACACGGCGAGCTCAAAGGACAGGCCGCTGCGCGGATCGGTGATGATCTCGCGGTCAGTGGCGAGGTCTCCTTCCCGCGGCAGCGCCGGGAGGCGGGTTCCCAGCAAGATGGAATTGCGGGTGAAGCCGAGGTTGCGCTGGCTGGTGTTGTTCACCGTGATGGCGGTGTTGTCAGCCACGACTTCCTGAATGCCAGGAGCCGCCACCGTGAACGAACCGCCGCTCAAAGCCGTGGCGGCGACATACTTGTGGTTGCCAATGGTAACGACATCACCGGCGAGGATGGTGCCGCTGCCAGTATCCACATTGACGGTGGTATCACCGACCGCGAGGGCGGCGCTGAGCTGGTAGCTGGCACCGGTGCCTTTGGTGGCGTTGTTGATCTGCGCGGAGGTGCGGAAATCAAAGTTGAAGATGTTGCCCAGCGAGCCCTGACGAAGGAAGCTGGAATCACCCGCTTCATTGACTTTGAAGAGCGAGGTTTGCTTGCCGCGCATCGTGGCGACAGCGGTGGTGCCCAGCACGCAATGACGATCCGACATGGGAGCGCCGTTGTCGTCGAGGATCTTGGCGAGCTGCGCAATATCGCTGAGATCGCCTGCGGTGCCGAAGGGTGTGGTGCCGGCGGTGCCATACGCACGGGAAGCACCGAGAGCGCCGTAATCGCAAAGGTCGTTTTCGATTTCGTTGACCAGTGCGCGGAGCGCCTGCGCAATCTGGTCCTGCTGGATGGTGAGGAAACCCGCGCCTGTTTCGACGGCTCCCTGCTCTTCACCCGTCCAGGAGAACGGCGCAAAGCGGCTTTTCTGGATGGTGAAGGTTTTACTCGCAATGGTTTGATCCGAAGCGGACGGGATAGACATGGCAGGCGTGATATTCCCGACGGCGCTATTGATCGGAGCGACCGGGCTGCGCATGGTGGCATTGAGGGCACAGCGATCTGCACGGGGATCACGCTGGACGGCTGGGATCATGCCGACCATCTCACGACTCACGACATCGAGCGCGGCGAAGAAATCGGGGATGAGATTGGTGAGCGTATTGGCGAAGCAGGCACCGGCGGCGCGAGTTTCTGGCGTGCCATTGATGCCGAAGAGAACGGCACCACCAGCGACAGTGAAAAGCAGCGCGGTGCCGATGTGGCCGAACGATGCCTGGACGAGGATGGCGGCGACGATGCCGATGGTGAGGAGGGCGTTGAACAGTTTCATGAAAAAGAGATGGAGTGGTGAAGTGATGGAGTGATGGAGGAAGAATCAGTCGATGAGCTTGCCGCCTTTTTTGATGAACTCGGCGCGGTTGAGAGGGGAGAGCTTGCTCCACTCATCGCGTTTCATGGTGTTGGCTGGAGCCTCGGTGGCCACGGCGGCGACAGGCTGAGCACCGCCGAGGTTTTGAGGGGTGATGCCGTGATTGCTGAGATCGGTGAGGCGCTTGATCTCGGCTTGCAGCGGGGCGACGGCTGCATTGACCGCATTGGTGATCTGCGTGGCGAGATCGGGAGCGGCGGGAGCAGCAGGCGGCACGGCATTGACCGGAGCGGCATTGACCGGAGCGGCGGGCGCTGCGGGAGCGGCGGCGGGTTGAGCGGGTGCGCCACTGCCGCCAGCGGGCGGACTTTCAGTGGCGGCGTTGAAGAGCGGTGTGTTTGGCTTGAGCATGGGAAGTGGCGCACGGGCGGCGTTCGAGATGCGGGACATGTCAAACCAGGCGCGGGCACCTTCCGGCATGGTGTTGAGCAAGGCGGGCCGGTAGTTCTCCGGCGCGGTGAGCTTTTCAGGATCGACGGTGATGGGCTCGATGACCTCATCGGCGAGGCCGAGGGCGACGGCGGCATTGCCATCCATCCACGTGTCGGCATCCATGATGTCCTGGATTTCTTCGAGGCTTTTGCCGGTGCGGGCGGCATAGAGTGCCGCGATGGAATCATCGGCGACATCGAGCATGGCGGCGCACTGGCGCATGTCCTCGGCATTTCCCCAGCATCCGCCCGAGCTGTTGTGGATGAGGAAGAAGCTGTTGGCGGGGATTTGGACCTTCTGGCAGGCCAGGGCCGCATACGTGGCGGCGCTGGCGCAGATGCCGTAGATGACGGCGGTTTTGTTCGCGGGATGCTCCAGCAGCTTGTCGTGGATACCCTTGCCCACGGTGACGCTGCCGCCGTAGCTGTGGATCTCCACTCGCAGCTCCGGCACGTTGCCGATTTTCTTCAGCTCGGCGGCGAACTCCTGGAAGGTTCCGGCTCCACCTTCAAGCCCCCACCAGGGGTCTCCGGCCTTGGAGACGCCGATGTCGCCAAACAGCTCGATCACCGGCACGCCGTTCGCGGCATTGCGGATCGCCCATGGGCGAGGCTGGGCATTGGAAGGAGCAAGGGCGGTGGAACGATGGAGATGGCGGTCTTTGCGGCGCATGATGCGCGGCGGGTGTCAAACCACGCCGACAGCTTTGCAGTCAGGCGGGCAGGGCGGTGAGAAGAGGTGGTTCCGGAATTCCGGAACCACCTCAGGGGCCAATGATCGGCACGTGCCGATCATTCGGAAATCTCGAGCCCGGAATTCCGGACTCGAGATGTCACGCAGGAACGGGCTAAAGCCCGAACTACAAACGGGGTCGACACGTGTCGACCCTCAATTCTGCTGCATGGCATCGGCGAGATCGAGGGCGGAGACGCCGGCGGGATTGCTGCCTGGCATGCTTTGGCGAACGAGCTCATAGGGGACTCCATGTTCCTCGCAGAGATCGAGCCAGGCTTTGACCTCGAGCACGCGGGCGCGGCGGACATCGGAGGCCTCAAGGCCGAGATCGGCGTAGAATTCTTCTTCGGTGCCGAGGCCTTTGTCGAGGCGATCGAGCCAGGTCTTGTAGAAGTAGCGCTCGTCGATGGTGATCTTGCGAGGGCCATGCCAACGGCAGAGGAAGGGGGATGCGCCGTTGCGGGGCGGGCGGCCGTTATTGATGCGGCCGGTGAGGAGGCCCCAGCGGATGACGAAGTCACGCGTGGGCTTGCAGAAGCGGGAGATCATGCGCCGCATGATGAATTTGAAGAACCAATCTGCCTGCGAGAGCGTGAAGCGGGTCTCCGGGCCGGTGCGGCCGGCGATGGCCCACACAAAGGAGGGCGGGATGCCGAAGCCCCAAGCGATGTCATTGACGAGCCAGTCCATGAAGCCGGTGAAGGTGAGTGAGGGGCGATCGCTCTTCACCATTTCGAGCTTTTCGCCTTCTTTGAGGACGGGGATCAAGGCACCGCCCATGAAGTTGGCGTATTTGCGCATGATCTCGGTGTCGGTGGTGCCGGTGGTCCGTTTTTCGTCGGTCTTGGTGGCGCGGCGTTTGAAGATTTCACCTTCAAAGCCTTCGGGCATTTCACCGTCGGGGGTGGTGATGACGGCCCCGAAAAAAGCATTGAGATACGCGGCGGATTCTTCGAGCGTCTTGAGATCCATCATGGTGATGGCGCTGCTTTGGCCGTGATGCGTCCAGGGGAGGCCACGGCCGATGCCAATGCGCTTCGGATCGAGCACGAGCATGAAGTCACGGGCATCAAATTCGGCGAAGTTGCCATTCATGGCCGCGCCGAGGATGGGGCTGCGTGGATAGCCGGGGGCGGCATCGAGCTGGATGCGGTATTTGAGGGCCTTGCCGAATTCATCACGGAGAACACCTTCGCTCCAGTTCTGCTTTGCACCTGGCGTGATGGGGGCCCAAGGCGTGAGGCCATCGCTGATTTGATCGGTGGCGAAGAGCTGGAGCTTGGGGGTATCGACGACGCGGCCGTTGAGATCACGACGGAGGATTTTTGCCGCGCCGCAGTCGCCATCCTTCATCATTTCCGGGGCGACGACTTCTTGCATCTCATACCAATTCCGACCGCCAGCGATGTCCATGCAGGTATCGTCCTCATTGGCCTCGAAGAGGGCATCGAGGACGCGGTTGCAGGAGTCGTCGAACTCTTGATCGCCGGTGGCGGCGTAGGAGACGAGGCCCTCGCCGATGGCGTAGCGGCCGCTGCCTTCGATCATGGCGCGGCCGAGGCCGGTGCGGTTGGCGATGAAGCGGGAGCGAGCGATGGAGGTTTTTCGCTCGATGGGCTTCATGTCCTGCAGCGCCCTCGTCGGCATGCCGCTGGGCTCGGTGCCGCGACCGGTGATGCCGGTGCCCCAGGGCGTGGCTGGGGCGGAGGCAGAATCGCCGGTGACGCTGTTTTGCGGCCCTTTGGCGAACAAAGCGCCGATGGCGTTGGAGAGGCGGGAGCGAAAGGTGGTCATTGGAATGACGAATGAGGAATGGCGAATGCGGAATGATCAGCCGACGCCCGGAGTGAATTGGACTTGAAGGAGAGAGCCGCCACCGAGGTCAGAGCCGCCGAGGAAGCGGAGGGCCGCAACAATGGCGTCGTGCTGCGTGAGATCGGAGATGCCACGGCGCGACGTGGACGAACCGGCCTCACCACTGGCGCTTTGCGTCTCCCAATCACCGGCATCGATGGCGGTGGTGTATTCGCGGCGCTTGGCTTTGAGCCACTCGATTTGCTTGTCTGGATCGGTCCCGACAGCGTCTTCCGCGTCGAGCAGCCATTTGTTTCTGAGTCGTGTGTCCGCCATGTGTTGGCGGCGGGGTGTCAAAGGGGCCGAACGTCCGCTGCGCCGAACTCAGCTCGCTGAGGCTCGCTAGTCGGCGAGCTCTTGGTTCCCCTGCTGATTGTTGTGGCTAGGACTTCGGCGCATGTTGTTTAAGCACGACGGACACACCCACGTTTTACCGCCAGGAACCAGCCCCCACCCCTCTTTGCGGAAAGTTTTGATGCACGCCGATTTTGTGCCGCTGACTTGATTCCATGCCGTGCAGACCCCGCACCAGACGGTCCATTGTGGTGTTAGTCCCTCACTCACGCTGCCACCTCCTTATCCATGCGAGCCAGCAGGGTTTTCGCATTGCTCACGATCTCGGCTTTACGCTGCGCGATCTCGGCCTCCATTGCCGCGATGTCGCGCAGGTCACGACAAATCTCGAAGTGGGTGTCTGTGTTTTGCCAGTAGCGCATTCCTTCGCCAGTCAGCGCCTCCCAATGGGCGGCGAGAGCTGGCAGAATCTCTGCGGTTGGCAAGGCGGCGATTGATTCAGCAGTGTGTTTCATGGTGCTGCTATTATGTCGGCAATGCCGATTTTGCGCAAGCTCTATTTTCGGCATTGCCGATTTATTTTTATGGGCTACACTCCTGCCATGCCTTTCTCTGACCAACTTGCCGACTACACCGCAGCCGACATCATCGCCGCCTTGAACTGTCCGCGTGGCACGGCCTACGACTGGAAGGATGGCAGGCGCGAGCCTCCAGCGTGGCAACAGTCGCATTGGCTGGCGCTCCTTCAACGCTCCAGACCAACGCAGGGGAACAAGACGGTGATCCGAACAAATGCCAGCCGGGCGAGCACTGGGGCAAAGCGGAAGCGGTAGGGCGGCTGTCATTTGTCGGATACCTCCGCGGTATGCGAAGGGCAGCCCATGAGTGCCCACCGTAGCAGGTTCACGATTTCGCGTTTCGAGTGCCGTCCGTGTATGAGGTCCATCGCCAGTTCGTCAGCGCCATACACTTCGGGCACCTCCATCTCTGTCGGGTGACTGGCGGCGATTGCCTCAGCCACGTCTTTCCCGGTCATGCGGCCCACACGTTGCACGGTCGCATACCAGTCCACTGGTGCCAACCTTTGGTCGGCGTCGGAGTCTATTGGTGTTTTCATGGTTTTTCTTCGCCTCCCGCAGGTCGGCACAGTTCAGCGGTTCGCCTGACGGAATCCGCCCCATTGGTGAGCCATCGCAGCGGCGATTCCTGCGAAGGTTTTCGAGCGTTCCTTCCATCGGTCGGCACTCGGCGGCATCTTGAAGATTCTCTGTTCGCGGCCTTCCACGATGTTCGTCGGCTGGAGCTTGGGCAGTCCCTTGAGCCAGAGGCACGTTGCCTTTGTCTCTCCATGGCCGAACTGCCACGGCTGGATTACTTGGTCGGGCTTCCGCCACATGCTGGACATGATGCAGACCGGGTTTTCGATGGCGATTTTCGGGATCGGTGAGCGAGCCAGCATCATGAAGAAGCTCACGGCGCTTTGCTGCCGCCCGTCCTTGCGCTTTTCCGCGAAGTGCTTCGCACCGCTCACGCTCAGGTGAGTGCATGGCGGGTGAGCTATCATCAGATCCCACGGGTAGTCCATGAGGTCGCGCACGTCGCCGCAGTAGTGCGGGCCATCGGCATCGGACGGCAGCAGGTCACAGGACATGGCATCGTGTCCCAAGGCGCGGAAGGCATCTCTCACCGCTCCGCTGTATTCGCACGCCACCAGAACCCGCAAAGGCGAACAAGACGGTGCATGGAACACGGCGGGCGCGTCCAGGGCGAGTTCTAGCGTTGAGGGTGCCGTGTCCATGACCTTATGCGTTCGGCTCCTGTGTCGGTTTCACGATGCCGATGACGACGATGTTTTCATCGTGCCACCGCACTTTGAGCCCGGTTTGTTTGGCCTGTTCAATGAACGAGGCGACGAGCGCTCGCTGGGCTTCTTCGCCCGGGGTTGGGAGGTCGTCAGGCATCGGAGTCGTCGGGGGTGTCAATGTCGGTGTCGTTTTCGTCGTCATCATCATCGGCATGCAGTGCTTCGAGTCCGATGCCGAAACGGGCGCGGATCTTATACCAGCCCGCGAGGCATTCGGTCACGGCATCGCCCCAGTCATCGGGGCCGCCATCACGGAACCAATCGCCGATCTTCAGCACGCGACCGCGGCGCGTGAGCTTTTTTTTGTTTCGCTGGCGCTCTTTCTCGTCGTCTTCGGTCCACCGACGATGCGTGGTGAGCTCAGCGCAGAGATCGTTGTCAGGATTCCGGTAGATGCGGAATTGGCCGGCGGGCGGTGTGAGGCCTTTGCGCAGCGCCGCGGCGATCTCGGCGGCCTGGCCGATGCGCTCGTCGTAGAGCTCCTCCGCGAAAGCATCGGCATTGAAGATGTAGCGCGGCAGTGCCATGCGGTTGTAGCGGTTCTGCGCCTGCTTTTGAACAAGGTCCTTCATGGAGGCCGTTTGCGATCCACCACGCCCTTTTGCCGGGTAGAAGAGGCGGTAGGCTCCTTTGGTGGTGCAGAATTCGAGCACGGATTTCGTGCGCTGGCCGTCGCCTTCGTCGATAAGCGCGAAATCGACGACTGGATTGATGCGCTCGTCTTCGGGTGTGTCACCCCAATCATCGACGATGACAGGTTTTCGCGCCTCATCCAGGAGGCCGGTGTAGCCTTTGAAGACGATGCCGTAGTCGAGCAGCTCCATGGAATCATCTTCGAAGAAGGCGCACTTGACCCATTTCCGGCCGTAGTGCTGCACATCGACGCCCATGATGATGGCGAGCGGCACGCGGCTGCAGTGACCGCGGGCGAACTGGCCCTGGAGGGCGCGAATATCGGCGATGGTGCGTGCGTTGTCGCGGTTCTCGGGGCCCACAGGCAGGCCTTCGCGGGAACGGCGGAATTTTTTGCGCTTCGATGAGTTGTTGGCGCTGACGATCTCCAACGCGAGATGACCGAGCGTGGATCTCGGCATGTAGTGGAGCGCGTAGAAATCGCCCGCCTGGTAGCTGAGCTTTCGCGGGATGGGCTGGACGTGGCCGTCCTCGCTGATGTCCGCTTTGATGGTCTTTCCATCGTCCTGCAGTGCGCCGTCGGGTGTGTTCGTCGGGATGTAGAGGCGGTGCTGAAGCATCCACTCTTTGTGGTGCTCCTCGATGCGGCCGCCGCACTGGTTGCACTCATACCAGGTATCACGAAGGATGAGATCGTAGTCCCAGCGGCCCTCGGCGGTTTTGCAATGCTCGTAACGCAGCCCGGCGCGGACAAGGGTCTGATAGCCGCGTGGCAGTGGCATCTGCAATTGGGCGCGAAGGCGCGGGCCGTGTATGGCATCGGGCGGCAGCTCGCCGCTGCAGTGCGGGCATGGCACAAAGCATCGGTGCCGAGATCCAGAAAGAAACTCAGGCCAGATGACATCTTCTTCATTGCGCGGCTTGCTGAAGACGATCAGCTTCGAGCCTTCTTGGCGCTTCAAGCGATCGCGGAGAAGATCGACAATGGTCGATTCGCCGCCTTTCATCTCCTCGGGCGTTTCATCCGTCTCATCGACAATAGCCCAGGCGGCGGATTTGTTCGCCGCGGCGCCCGGCGACTGCGAGCCGATGAGATAGACCGTCATGCCGTTGAGGTAGAGGGTCATGTTCTGCAGCTTGTCCTCGTCGATCTGGCCTTTGGACTGCGGCAGCCGTGAAGCGATCGCTTCGCAGTTGCGGATCATCGGCTTGAGCCTGGTCTCGCCGATGCGCTTGATTTCTTCGCGGTTGTTGATGGCGTAGATGACATCCTGCGGGTTGAACTTCATCTTGTGCATCAGCGCGGCGAGCACTCCGAGCGTCATGCCTTGCTGCGAGGACTTCGGATTGATGAACTCGTCGTAGTCATCGGACTCGATGAAATCGAACAGGATCGAGACCGTGGGCGAGCGGTCGGGATCGTAGTAGCCGGGGAATTGCTTCGACTCTTCTTTGGTGAGCTTGACGTTCTTTTTCACCCACGCCTCGACACGCTCCGGCAGATCGAGCGTAAAAGCCCGCATCATGAGGGCCATCGTCCAGTTTTGAACGTCACGCCATTTCATGCCGTGAGCGCTTCGAGGTTCAGAACTGGCGCGAAACGCCCCTCGCGGAGGCCGTTGCAATGCTCAATCCAGGCTGTGCGCCAGATTTTGCGGCCTTCCGCATGATCGGTGATGCCGCGGAGCTTCGGGCCGATTTTGTCATACAACAGCATCCCGCTGGTGACGACGGTGGTGAGCAGCGGAAGCAAGGCTCTTTCAATCATCGCGACCTCGACAAGACTGCCTTCTTCGGCGGCGATTTTCAGGTAGCGCTGCTGAATCAGTGAAAGCGCATCGAGTGCCTCTCGGTAACGGCGGTCGTAGGCGTCGCCATCCGTGAGCTTGTCGTTTTTGTAGGCTTCATCGCGTGCGACTCGCAGCGAAGCGACCCGCTTTTCCTCGGCCTCGATCTCGAATTTCAAACCCTGCGCCACTCCATGATCAGCGGTGAAGGCTGATGGCACGGGATTGCCCGGTGCAGTTGCCTCGTCAAGCCGTCTCGCCTGGCCAGCGGGCAAAGTGAATGAGGCCGCTTGCTTTGGTGGAGATCCTCGCAAGTGCTCAGTGATGGCCTCGCGGACTTTTTTGGGAAACTGGTGTGTAAAAGCTCCGCGTGCTTTCATTCGCTCATACCAGGCCCCGAGTTGCTCAGGCTCGTCAAATGGCGGCAAGTCTGGCCCGCCGGGATTACTCTCACCGGCGGCTTTCCAGCGAAAGAAGGTCCGGCGGGCCACACCAATGTGCATGTAGTCATCGGCCGCGCGGACATAGCCGTTGCTTTTTGAGCGAGAGACCGAGACCGCAACCGGCAAGATGTGCTCGATTTCGGCTTGCTCGCTCTTGCTGAGGTTTCCACCGGCGAGCCATTTTCCCAGGATGACAGATTCCCGAGCCTCAGCAGCACCGAGGCCCATGATCATCTGCGATGGCATTGCTTTTTCATCCACAGTGCCGGGCAGGTGTCAAAAATAGCAGTGCCAAAAACCTTTTGAGTGCCTTGTGTGCCGATTGCCTGAGCGAGCGCTG